TCTGAAAGTGGTTGTAAGTTTGTGGGCATTCATGGAGCCTCCTGTTCGTAGTAAATAGTGAAAGAATAAACAAAAGCCCCCTCATCTTGTTAGATGAAGGGGCAACAAACATTAGTTTGATTTACTCGGACTTAGCAGCCTTTTTTCTAGCGGGCTTTGCGCGAGGCTTGGCGGGTGCCTTTGCCTTTGCGGGTGCTTTGGCTGGTGCCTTGGGGGCACTTTTTTGTTTGCCAGGAATGATACCGGTTACAGGGGGAGACCATTCTTTGCCTTCCCTTTCAGCAGCTTCTTTCATTCTCTTTTCATGTGGCATTAATTCGCTCATTATTTACTCCTTTATAAATTATTTATTATACCTTAGCGCCTAGAATCTCAAAGTCCACGCTTACTTTAGTTGTTGCAAAGTTTGAGCCATCAGCACCGGAACCGGCTGCTGCGACTAGGTGAAGGTGTTTATGGGTCACAGTGTTGACTGCTACAGCACCGGCTGATGTGGCAGCAATGTAGGTTACGCCATCATTTGATTCAAGACCGAATGCGTGTCCAGCAACCTTTCCACCTGAACCGATTGATTCAATAACAAGATTGAACTCTGCGGTAAATGACTTGTTGGTGTCTGGTGCGGTTGTGTCAAGGGTTACAATTGGAACATCACTCCCAGCCGCGTGAGTTGCAGCAGTGTTGAATGTAGCAAAAAGCGATAGGGCTCTTGGAGTTCCAGTCTTTGCAGTTGTAACTCCAGATACCTTAATTCTGATAACATTTCCTGCAACAAGGGCATTGGTGAGATCAATTGAAGCGACCCTGCGCTCGGTTGTGTCGTTCTGTGTTAGGGTGCCGTGGGTAAAACCGTTGGCGTGGTTGATAAGTTCCGCACCGGTCGTGTAGGTAACACTACCGGAGGTTGCAAGGTTAACATCTGTTAGGGTTGAGCTACCAAGTGCTAAATCTCTCTTCTGATTTTCTAATAGGGTCTCAATTCTTCCGAGACCAATTCTTCTACTTCCCATAATATTTTCTCCTTTATGATTATATTATTGCAATAACTTGTCCTACTCAATGAATCACTACCAGCCACCTCGGTAGTAAAACTTTCTAAGGGCAGTGGCCTCGCCCAGAGGAGAATATTTCAAGTTGTTGTAAATAGTATCTCTGAAAGCAAAAACCCCCTACCGAAGTAGGGGGCTTAGGTTTGGTAAGTTGGCTTACTTATCAGGAAGTAGCGCCAGACTCACCAAGGAGACCACGAACGATGACTAGACCGTACATATCGGGACGAACCATCTTCTTCGCGTAGCGGGTCATAACACCCTTACGTGGCACGAAGTCTTCAGGTCCGAAGATTGTGGGAGTAGTCTGTAGTGGCACGTAAGGTGCGTAGACATAGCCGCTTTCAAGGAAAGAGGCGCCTCGGCGACCGATGAGTAGAAGGTTGCGCGGGAAGTAGGGGTCAACAATGACATCAAACTTCTTGCTTAGTGAACCAGTCTTAAGAGCGCCGATAGAACCCTTTTCATCATCGAGAGTGACAGCAGCACGGAAGCCAGCAGTGAACTCAAGGATGTTGGCAACTTCGGGTGAGGTCACGACGAAGTTAGCACCACCACGGAGAGTCTTGCGGTGAATCTGTGCGGAGACATCGTTGATGGTCTCAACGAGGGTCTCGTACCACTCAGAAACGGTACCGGTGAAGTCAGGAGCAGCAGAAAGCGCGCCTAGCTCGTTACCGTTAACGTCAACGAAGAGACCGGGTGCGCGTGACCAGTAGCGAGTACCAGCGGTAGCGCCGTTTACAAGGTCAGCAAGGATCTCACGGTCAATTTCAAGAGCAATTTGCTCGGAGAGAATTGAGGTAAGTTCAACCTCTGCATCCAAGTTGTGGTATGCGTTGAGGTCCTGACCAAGCTCTGGGGTCCACTTAGCCTTAAGCTTCTTGGTCTTAGCGGTAATCGCGGTTGAATCAACCTTGATGTCAATCTCAGGGATGTCGGTCTCGGCTTCCATTGGGAACAAGTTGCCTACACCACCAACAGCACCGAGAGTTGAAGAAGCTACAAGCTTGTCAGCAATCGGGAAGGTGATCAAAGCCTTATCGATGACGGCGTTAGGCGCAGTTGCAGTTAATTGAGTAGAACTAATACCAGCGACTGGACCCGCGATAACAAGTCTTAGTGCAACTTCACCATTTAGACCATCGGTGGCACTAACAAGAGTTGTAAGACGACGAACCTGGGCAACATTAGTTATGTTACTAACAACGCTTGAGAAGTCGATAGCTAGGTCAGTTAAAGCCATGACAAATGGTGAAAGGTTGTCAAAATCAGGATCGCCAGGGGTAGAGACAATCTGATCCTTATCAATGTCAACAACTAGAGCACGAAGTGAACTATCGGTTGATGCAAGAAGATCAGGATCATACTGAAGACGCTTCTTGTTTGCTTGCGAAACGGCACCATCGAGAAGGAAGCTAACGTACTTGGCTTTAGCAGTTGCAATGTCGCTAGTCAAAGAGCCACTTGGGGATGCGTAAGCATAGCCAGTTGAACCATCGCGACCGGGACCGGAGAAACCGGACTTGTTGGTAGCGTTGACCAAGTTTACGCCGTCAATGACGCCAGCACCAACCTTGTCGGTACCGTAGATTGACTCGCCCTTGGTGTTACCCATGCGCGGGGAAATCATTCCGCCGGCAGTCCCACCTGCATCACCAGAGAAAGTGAAGTCGAGGAAGAAAATGAGACCACTGGGGAGGCTCATGGGCTGAACGCTAACGAGGTCGTTGGCGATAAGACCAGCGAAAACGCGACGAACAATTGGGAATGCGACGGCAGCGAAGCCTTCGACGGAACCAGCACCTAGGGTAGTCTGCTCACGGAGAAGCTCCTTGGCTTGGTTTTCAAGTAGACGAGCCATTGAGTTCTGCTTGCGCTCGGTCTCAATACCCTCTAGAAGTCCGGTCTTCTTCCACTTGGAAAGAAGTGCGTGGGACTCCGCACGCATATCACGATTGACAACGCCTTCGGTCAATCTTTGTACAATACTAGACATAATTATAAATCCTCCTTAAATTTTGATTTAATTGATACCTGCTAGTTTACGCATTCTCGCGGTAAAAGGATCAGCCTTTGGCTCTTCCTTACGAGATGCACGGATAATGGAAGTTGGACGGGTGATTGCTTCGCTTAGTGATTTTGGTCCTCTCTTGGGAGTGGACGACACTGTGCTTTGAAGGGTCTCGTGTATTGTCTTCGCTTCCTCAACCGAACCAGCTTTAGAAATCGCTTCGACAATTGTTTTCTTTTGTCGCTCATTCAGGGAGGTATTTCCTAGCGTGCGGTTGGTGTAAAGGAGTCGTGCATTACTAAGATTTACATCCTGCACATTCTCCTTAAGTGAACCAACTACCTGTTGGTAGTTAGCCAAATTCTTTTTAAGTTTCTTGTTCTCGAATACTAGCTCTTCTTGAGCCTTTTTAAGTGCTTCGAGTTCTTCTGCAACTTCGGTGCTGCGGCGATGTGCCATCTCTAGCTCCATCTGGTGTTTGGTGTCCTCGGAGGAACGACCAGCCCAACCAGAGAGCGAAGCACCCATGTCTACGGTAAGTTTTTCTACGATTGCATCGAGGAGTCCATCGGAGATTTCTTCGTAAAGATCATCTTCTTTTTCGCCCTCTTCTACAACATCTTCGTCTTCTTCTGCTTCTTCAAGAGTACCGTCTTCATCTTCAGCGGGGTCAGAGAGCATTGCTTCTACCATTTCTACAATTGAATCTTCATCAAGATCTACTTCTTCCTCTTCAGCTTCTTCAAGAGTTTCTTCTTCTTGTTCTTCTTCGACACCTTCGCGAAGCTGCTGGAGTGCCTCTGCAAGTTCTTTAAAGTCAATTGTGACTTCTGAAAGCTCGCCTTCTTTTGCTCCTTTAAGTTCAGAAGAATCTTCAGTAAATGCATCCGGGACGCCTTCAGCAATTTCGTCTGCCTCTACTTCTTCTTCCATAGTGGCTGCTGCGTCTGGCGACGGTGCTTCAGCACCAAGATCGAGACCGCCTTCATCGCCTCCACCAAGAAGAGCTTCAAGCTCATCCTGCTCTAAAAGTTGGTTGAGGGTAGACTTAACCTCCTCAGAATACTTATCGATGATTGTTGCTTCTGCGTTCTTTAGCGCAGCCTCTTTCAAAGCGTTCGCATCAACAATCGCCTGTTCCAATAATGAAGACATGTACAAAAACTCCCATAAAACTAGTTTTTCATTTTAAATAGTGCGCAAATGAAGTAAAAGCAAATGTTTATTGCACTGACTTCAGAGCATCGAGCACCAATCTTGCTATTGCTCGACAAGTGACAATGTCTGGAGAGTTAAAGTCATCTGGGTCATACTCGGACAACAAAGCATTTACTTCTTCAGTAGAAATACAAAGTTCCATTTTTATCCCTTCTATCTCGGTACCTTCATACAATTTTGTCATTTCTTCAATTTGATCTATTTTTTTCATTGACTATCCAACCTTATAACTACATATTTCATTATTGCTTTGTGTTCTGCATCCTCTAGCGCAGAAACAGTGTTGTATCTTGTTCCAATCCCAACTTGAAGATATAGTGGGTCTGTCCCGGAGGTATTGGTTCCTGCGGCGGTTGTTGCATTATTTATGTTGTTTGTTACCAAGACTCCACCGGATCTGTCACCTCCAAAGTTGTGGACCAATTGGCAGATACTAGAAGTTAAATGATTAGAGACGGCTCCTCCACCACCTAGTTTCAACAATCGATCATATTCATGTTTAAAACCTGCGCCAGAAGCCGATTCGTTTACTAAAGCAAAATGCTGAAAGTTTTGTCTTGCTGTCCCGACCGACCCCGTAGCTAATGGATCAACCGAAGTTCCAAAGCCAAAACCAAAGGCTGCCGGATTTGATGAAGACTGGGCTTGGATTGTGGCTATAAAAATAAATCGCTCGTCTGTGTTTACTTGCACACCTTTTGAGTCTTTTAATAATCTATACCATCTTGCGCCTTGATAAGCATTATTACTAAACTGCGTAGAAGTTCCAGAAGATACAGCATTCAGGGTGGCTGTGTTTATTTCTCCAGAGAAAGAAAACGACTTAACTTGGCTGTTTACATCAATATGTGACCAACTGCCGTCAGTCACATCAACGACATTTAGTTCTAAATCTGCTAAATCTTTATCGGGTTGTAACACCCAAGTTCCATTATCATCTATTAAATCAGGCATTAACTTGTACTCACTATGTAAAAACTCTTCACACCATCAGATGCAAGCGTAACCGCTCCGTACCCAGCTTGTATTTTTACAATACCTTGTCCATCAATCCTATCACCTGTGTGGTGTAGACTGGCACTAATCACGATATGGTTAGAGCCTGAACAGCTTCCACTAACATCTTTAAAAGTAAATCTTTGTCCAGAGCCATAGCTACTGGCTGCTGCTAAAGAAGCTGTTATCGCTGAGCCTGTTGTAACAATCCCCATCAAATCATGGTTTGTGGCTACGGTGTAATTTGCTGTAAAGCTATTATAAACATTGCTGGCTAATCCTGTTAGGTTTGAACCATCGCCATGAAAACTAGTTGCAAAAACTTGTGAAGAGGAAACATGAACAGAGGCTGTCACCTTACCTGTAACAGTAAGTATGTTGGTAGAAGTATTAAAATTTAATTCATTTGGTCCCAGGAAGGCAGAGCCGTTTTTTATTTGAACATTTCCATCACTTCCGTTTGGTGGAAATGTTGTAATTCCGCTAGTAATGCCAGTTGACAAATTTTCATAAGTTATGTATTTTGTGGCATTTGAAGCAGCGGAATCTGCTATAACAAATTTATCTGCATTAACAGGAGAAGTTTTTTGAGCAGCAAGCGAAGGGTTCACTTTTAGACCTGTAGCAGTACTCTCTAATCCAGCAGAGTTTGACAGTTCAACAATTAACTCGCCACTATCGTTAGACAAGGTGTCACCAAGATTTAAACTTGCAGCAGAAATACCTGTAAGCCCAGACCCAGCACCATGGAAAGCACCATGAAAAGAAGAACCCGAAATCGCACCAGAGCCAGAAATTATACCAGTGGCTGTTATACCAGATGTCTTGATGTTTCCATTTACTTCTAGCTTTTCAGTTGGGTTTGTAGTGTTGATTCCAACATTGTCACCAAGAATAGTCATCTTAGTGCTACCAGCAGTCTTAAACAGGAATCTATCAGACCCATGATCGTAATCAATTTGCCCTTCATTGTTGTCTGCAACAGAGCCAAAAACAATCGAACCACCATAAGCATTTGGAGATTGGAAGTGTATTTTGGGCTTCCCGCTTGATTCTAGAGTCAAAAGGGCACCGTCAGTTGTAGCAACTGTACCAGCAGACCCGCTCTGTATATGCATTTTTGTTTCGGGCTGTGTGGTGCCA